GTCTAAGAAGGCTGCAGTAGATGTTATCAATTACTTTGAACTAGAGTTCGGGGCAGTTGATCTTATCGAAACAGAGTCGGGTAAGACCTTTGTTCTGGAGGTTAATACAGCCCCCGGACTTGAAGGTACAACACTAACTAAATATGGAGATGCCTTTAGGCAGTTATTAGCATGACATATTACCCAGATAATTGGTTGATCATACAAATTAATACCCCTGATGAAATCATTCACAAGGTTATGGCCGGATGGTCTGGAACATATCTGGAAGGGTCTTCTTGGAGGCTTAATTCAGGTATTAAATCTTTTGAAGAAGATGAAAGGGGTATACATTTCCACGGCTATTCCGGGTCAACATATCTAGTATCTCCCCGAAGTGAAACATTTAGTAATTCTATGTCAGGAGCTATAGCTACACTAAGTAAAGCTGTACTAAATAATAAAGGATTTTCTTATAAGATTTTATCTTTTGAGAAATATAAACAATTTGTAACTTTACAAAAAGAAGAAAATATGCTACCCTAGTATTGTTGGGTCCAAGGGTGAAACCCTTAGTATAGACTACTTAATCTCAAACAACTATAAAGAAGAAACTATATGAGATGTTATATTTGTAATACACTTCTAACTCGTGTTGAGTTGGATGAAGATAATCAAGTACTGCCTTGCTCTGATTGTAATGATGAGGTTGAGGCTTGCTTAGATATGGAAGATGAAGAGCTAGAAGAGCTGTTCGAAATTGAAGACTAGTTGTGATAACTGTGGTTCCTCTGATGGAAACCATATCTATCACGACCATGAATACTGTTTCGTATGTAATCACACAAAAAGATATAAAAAAGGTGATGCTAATTTGAACGTAAGAGCACAAGCCGCTGCAGAGAAAGCAGTAGCTTATAATAACAAGAAAGAGATTACTCCACTCCCGGAGAAACATCTCCCCCTCGATAGGGGAATTGGTGTAAACGCTGCCAAGAAATTTAAAGTCACGTACATCGACAACACGGCAGACAAGTATGTACATATTTACCCTTACACCAGAAATGGGAAACACACTGCTAACAAGAAAAGGTTTAGAGATAAGAAAGACTTCCTCTTTGAAGGGGACGCCACCAGACTTGATCTGTTCGGTCAATCTGTATTCCCTGCTGGGTCTGCTCGCTCAATCACTGTTGTAGAGGGTGAGTGTGATGCTCTAGCGGCTTATGAGATGAATGGGGGCTTCCCTGTTGTATCTGTCCGTTCCTCCTCTCAGGCGGTTACTGACGTAAAGAATAACTTCGAGTACCTCAACTCATTTGATGAGATTGTCATCTGCTTTGATGCAGACGAAGCTAAATATGATAATGCAGGCAAAGCACATTACCCCGGACAAGAAGCGGCTATCAAAGTTGCTGAGCAATTCCCTCTAGGTAAGGTTCGTATTGTAACCCTATCTCAATTCAAAGACCCTAATGACTATCTCAGGGCTGGTAAAGAGAAAGAGTTCAAGAATGAATGGTTCCGTGCAGGTAAGTACACTCCTGCTGGTCTCAAACTAGGTAGTGAGATTTGGGATGACATCATCAACCCCCCTCAGCATGAGACTATCCTCTATCCATATGAGGGTCTTAATGTAAAGACCTACGGTATCCGACTCTCTGAGCTTATCGTTGTCAATGCACCCCCTAAGGTTGGTAAGACAACACTCCTAGGCACCATTACCCACCATATCCTCAGGAATACTGAAGATGCCAAGGTTGGTCTAATGAAACTGGAAGAGAGTAACAGAGACACTGCTCTCAATCTTATGTCCATTGAAGCAGGTAAGAGACTGCACCTACCTGATGTATGGGATGCCTGTGATCCTAAGGACATCAAGAAATATTATGATGCAACAGTAAACACTGATCGTATTGTAATCTGGGACCACTTTGGTTCTAATGCAGTTCAGGCAGTTCTGGACAAAATCCACCACATGCACGCACTAGGTTGTAAGTATATAATCTTAGATCACATCTCTATTCTTGTGTCCGATCAATCAGGTGATGAACGTAAACAGCTTGATGAGATTTCAACAAAGATCAAGACCCTTTGCATGGAATTGAATATCTGTGTAATTGCAGTGGTTCACCAAAACCGTGATGGTCAGATCAGAGGTACACAAGGAATTGAACAACTTGCTAACATTGTTATTAGACTTGAGCGTGACAAGATGGCCTCTTCGGATGCTGAACGTAACACAACCAAAGTCTTCGTCACAGAGAACCGCTTCTGTGGTGAAACAGGACTGGCTTGTCACCTATACTATGATCCAGAGACTGGCATTCAGCGGGAAATATCTGAAGAACAAGCAAACCAAGCAAAAATGGGAGAAGCTCCGTGGTAACACTAGTTAAAGCAGGTTATTTAGTCAAGATTACTTCTTGGGAGAATGATGGAGATAACTACAAAACTGTAGAATTAGATGGACTATCTGAAGAAGGTATGAAGGCTTATGTAGCTTTTGCCAAACTTTTCACTAAGTCCTCTGACAGATCAGATTATCATATTGGTAATATTTATAGATCTGAGGTGTGGGAAGAAGATAAGATAAAAAGACTATTAAAAAATCTTCCTCAATCTTGTATTGATTACTTTGATTTCGAAGAATGGGATTGGTGGGACAGAGCTTTTGATATAGGTCTAACAGGTGGAGAGTTCTACACAAGAGTTTGTGACAGGATTCAAGTGTTTAAAGTAGGAGCACCTTGCTTTGCCACTCTTATTGAGGATGAGTACCCATGAAACAAGTAGACATTCTTAATGAGATAAAAATGACGAAAAGGCAATTATTGTGTGGGGAGATATTCTATGAAATATATCGTAGCAGGTTCTAGAAAGATTTCAGACACTAACTTTATTAGAGAGACTATTGAGTCCTTTGATGTAAGTGAGATTGTATGTGGTACGGCTAAAGGCCCAGACTCTATCGGAGAAGCGTGGGCTATTGATAATGATGTACCTATTGCTTACTTCAAACCTAAATGGAATAAGCATGGAAAGAAGGCTGGTATTCTCCGTAACATCGAAATGGGGGATTATGCAGATGCTCTCTTAGCTTTCTGGGATGGTAAGTCTAGAGGTACTAAACATATGATTGACTATATGAAATCAATCGGAAAAGAGGTTCATGTATTTAAGATGGAAGTACCTTGTGAGATAAAAATACCTCTTGAGTTTAATATTAGTTTTGGGTTTGAGTGGAGTCTCTCTCAACAAAAGTACAAATACTTTATAGTCTTTAAACTTGATAACAAGTACACAACTGTGTGTGGATATATAAAAGAAAAACCTACAAAAGAATTCAGAAACAGAGAAATCAGAAAGGTTTTAGATCAAGCACTTGGTCTTAGAGATGATCTATGAAATATATCGGAAAAGAGGTTCATGTATTTAACTTATGATGAACGTTATTGGGTAGTAGATGTTGAGGGTAACTCCTTAGAACCAGACAGAATCTGGGTTACAGTAGTACGTAATGTACAGACTGATGAGGTAATAAGACTTTACAATAGAGAAGATTGGGCTGAGTTCCATAAAGATTATTACATTTATGTAACCCATAATGGTCTCTGTTACGATGTACCTAAAGCTCTTAATCCTCTATGGATGGCAGGTATCAACTACAATAATGTTATTGATACTATGGTCTTATCCCAACTCTACTACCCACGAATAGAGGATGGACACTCACTAGCAGCGTGGGGTGAGAGGTTCGGACTAGAAAAGATTAGCTTTCACGACTTCTCTAAACTCACTGATGAGATGGTAACCTACTGTGAAAGAGACACAGAGATTACAGCTAAAGTCTTTAGAGCACTAATTAACAGACTTAAACAGAGAGGTTACTCAGAACGAAGCTGTGAGATTGAACACAAGTTCAGACACATCATTGCTGAGCAAGAACGTAATGGTTGGCTCTTTGACAAGAAAGCAGCTATCAAACTCTACAGAGACTTAAGACAACAAGAGTACGACTTAGGCTTGGAAATTAAAAAGAAGTTTCCACCGTGGCCTAAGAAAGTAAATGAATACAAATATCGCTTAAAACAAGATGGAACACCTTATGCATACTACCAACAACATGTTGACAAATACCAAATTAAGTGGACGTCAGAGACGACGTATGAGACGTGGGAAGAGGTTGAGTTCAACATCGGCTCGCCAGCACAAAGGGTTGACCGTCTTCT